TGATTGCAACACCAATATCGCTATTCATCACACCACCACGAACTACGGCAACGGTGTCGCCGGGAACAATTGTTACATCCTTCCCTTCACCATCATAGTTCTTGATTGTTATTTTCTTTGATGCGACATTCGTTATTTCAACTTGTGCCTTGCTAGTCTTGACTGCATAGAAACTGATTTTCCGCCGCTTGCAGATTTCTTCCATCTTTTCAATCGTGTCGCTCAAGTCTTTTTCAGAGGAAGTCAGAGCAAGTATGGTTACATTTTCGCTTTCATCTTTTGCTTCCGCAAAATACTCTTCACGAAGATTAAGTCCTTTGCGTACATCTTTGAACAATTTTTTCTTCATTGCGCCATCTGCGCCGGGAACGCCTGCGGAGAATGACTTGTAATCGTTGTTGAACGCAGCAGCCCGCATCTTTGAAGCGGACATACCGGCAACGCCTGTGGCTGCGTCATCTCTCGCCTCACCGGCAATTACGACCTCAAATGTTTCAAACGAATACTTTCGCTTCTTCGGATCGTTTGATGCAACCTTGCCCTTGTATTCCTTGATCTTGTTGTACTCGGCAAGGTGATCGCTTCCTGTTACGACAACAATGTGCTTGTACCCAAGTTCACACAGGTACAGAACCGTGTCAAATGGATTGATTGACTTGCCAATCGGAAAATTGCCTCTCGGGAAAAACTTCTTGAGATAGGCAATCTTGGTCTTTTGATCCAAGGGATTCTTTTTTGGCTCCTGCGTCTTGGAGACAAAGATGTAGTGATCTGCGTTTCTCTTTGATGCCTCGGACATTACCTTGTCAACAACAGCACCGTGACCAATTGTGGGTGGGTTCATTCTTCCGAATGCAAAGACTGCGGTATCTTTCTTCTTTGCTTCGGTGATATGAGTTGCAAACCTCTCCATCATTGATTGATCTTCCTATTTTGGCGGCTGAAACGAAGACGATTGACCAATTTTGTTACTTTGCCCGAACGAGCGATGACAACCCCCTCGGGGTCTGTCGGACGAATGCCCTCATCGTCCACAAAGAAATGTCCAAACTGTGACAGGGCATAGAACTTGCCAAGAAGTACTTCTTTTGCCTTGGCAATACTATTATGTAGTCCAAACATTTCGTTGAACTGCTTATCATATGCGCTGATGAAGGAAAGCAACTTTTTCTTGACTTCCTGCTTTCCCTGCTTACCACGCTCGGTTTTCAACCTATCGATCTCTTTGTCCAACTTGGTTTCGATGCTCAAGGCAAGTCCTTTTGACGAGAACTGCGCCAAGCCACCGTTGATTGTTGCATTCACATATGGAAGAATGTATTCGACCAAATCCTTGTTACTCATCAGCGTTTTGATGAACGGACCGACAGTCTTCGCTTTTGATTCACAATCTTTAATCATGCTCATCAGAGATTGATATTCATTTCCTTTGAGAAGGGCGGGGGTAATGTCGTAGATGTTTGGATCGGTGAACCAGACATCAGGAGTCTTCTTCAGAGAGGATGAATTGAAGTTGAATGAAGAGGCAGAGAGAGCCGCCATGGTCTTTCCGCTGTAGACGGTGTGGAAGGCTATCCCCACCTTCGCAGACGCAACAGAACGCCCTATATCGCTTCCTACAGGGATTGCGTACATGATGGTGTTCGGCATGAAGGTGATGTACTCTTTACCATCTATCGTCTGCGTCTTTTTGGAATCGGGGGTGAACATCAGGTCTCCCTGCAAGACTCCCTTGATTCCAATTTTTGGCAAATACTTCAGGCATTGAATCAACTTCGATGCCAGATCAGCATTCGGAACGCCCTTTTTGACTTCTGCTTCGGTGTGAAATGCAACAACAGTCTTGTTGAATGCTCCCTTTGTTGCAACGAAGAACTTGCCGTTGTCGGGGTTTATTCCACACACAATTGCAGGCTTTCCATCCCACTTGGTAGAAATTCCCAAGGAGGTCTCGCCGGTCTTGAGGCTTTGCGCTATGTCCTTTAGAAATGCAATTGACAGTTTTAGCCCTCTTTCACCTTGAAGAATCATAAGATCCTCAATGTGATCAAGGTGCTTGTTCCTGACGGTTTCCTCCGTCAAGGAGGGTATGGCATCTTTAAACGATAGCACAGATATCCTTCCTGCGGGGAGTATTTAGGTGTTTTGTAATAGGCGGGGCGGGGATCGAACCCGCATGAGGGCGATTATAAGTCACCACCTTTTTCCACTTCAGGCACCCGCCTGTGGGTGTCAAGACCAATCATCTAGGGCGGGTTTCTCCCGTGCGCCCGTGCGCCCGTACCCGCCCGTGCGTATGGGCGCACGACCCTCATCGTCCTCGTCTTGGTCTGCTGCGTGGTTTCCTTGGATCAACTGCTGCTCCTCCTCGGCAACATCGAACAACTTCATCTTGGAACGGTCAATTCCAATGACGAATTTGCGATTGGTGGCGACATCGTTGTACCGATTCTTCAACTGCTTCACCATCACTTGACCCAACTCGTCCAACTGCTCGGTTGAGATCAGAGCAAACATGAAATCTGCCGTTGCAGGAAGACCGAATGATTCGGAAGTGTCGGTCAACTCAACATCGGTGTTGGAGAAACCTGATCGATTTGTCTGTGTGGCGGTGAAGATCGGAACACCCATCTCCACAGCCAAACCACGAAGTTCCTCGGCAATCGCCTTGACATATGTGTACGAATTGACATTGCCATTCGCCTTGAAACGGGAAGAAGCACAGATGTTCAGATAGTCGATGAAGACCACATCAGGCTTGAAGTTCTTCTTCAGTCGAAGTTCATCCAACAGATGACGAAAGTGGTTGACATTCGCGGATGCGGTGGGGTACTCCTTGATCAGGAGTTTGCCCGTGATGCCCATGGTCACCTTGGCAAGACGCTTGGCATAGATCTCCATAGGCAACTTCTTCAGATCGTCAAGCGTGATGTCCATCAGATTGGCATCGATGCGCTCTGCGATTCGCTCCTCAGCCATCTCGCATGTGATGTACAGCACATTCTTGCTTTGGGTCAGGCAGTTCGCGGCATGGTGGCACATGAACAGGGACTTGCCCACGCCAGTACCCGCTAGAATGACATTGAGAGTCTTGTCGGGCACCCCGCCGTTAGTGATCTTGTTGAAGTAGTCAAGGTCAAACGCCGTCTTCTTCTCCACGCGGTGGTAGCTGTCATAGCGTTTCTCTGCGTCTTCGATGAAGTCGTGTCCGATATGCTCATCGAAAGATACGCTGAGAGCCTTGGTCAGGACATCGGGGATAGCATTCTTTGAGCGACCCTTCGCCTTCTTCTCGTCTAGCAGTTCAACGGACTCCATGAGAGCGTTGTAGACAGCCTTGTCCTTGCAGAACTTCTCAGTCTGATCGACAAGCCATTGCTCATCAGGCTCCTCGCCCGACTTCTCCAAGCACTCCACCAACTTGACGCACTCATCGAACTCGCCCTGAGACAGACCATCCTGCTGATTGAGGATGATCTTCAGGGCTTCGCGGGTGGGTGCGGTAGCATACTTCTCAATGAAATCGGAGACCGTATTGAACAGCCGCTTCTCACAGGGGTCGTGAAAGTACTCCTGCTTGAGAAACGGCTGCACACGGCGCGTGAACTCGGGTCGGTGAAGAAGACTGCGTAGGATGATGAGTTCGATCTTGTCCGTCATTGATTCGGAAATCATAGCAGATCGTGGCAAAAAAGCAAGGGCAAATCAAGGCTTTCGATATATCCAACATCCCTCTGATTGATCGATTGGGCTTACCGATTCATCAACTGCCTTCTTTACTGCATCGTTGGCACTCCAAGGATAATCATGCCCCGCCAACCACCCACCTCGTTTGACCTTTGGAAGCCAAGCGACAATATCAGCCTTTACATCCTCGTATGTGTGCCCTGCATCAATGAAAACCACATCAATTGATTCATCTGCATACTGTTTTGCAGCGTCCAAAGATGGCATTCTTACAGGAGTAATGATGTGAGATAGGGTGGAGATGTTAGACAAGAACAGTTGATAAAGTGTGTTTGTTTTCACATACACATCATTTTGATGGTACTCCTCATCGGGAGTTCCATTCCAAGTATCTACTGCATCAACGGCGATCTTCTTGCCTGAATTGACGATCTCCACTCCTAGAAAAGCAACACTCTTGCCCTTCCATGCACCAACCTCAACGATCTTCGATCCATCGGAGAGTTGCTGTACGAAGTATCGATAGAGATTCGGGTATGTAAACCAATTCTCACCAAACTGAGGCTGTTCGTAAATGTGATCCATTTGTGTCTTGCTGCTCCTTGTTATGGCTTTCTATACACCCAACAATTCTCATCACTCTCAACCAAACCAAGCAATTCATGTACTGCTTGAGCAACCGATGGGTGGCTGCTGTAGTCATGTCCTGCTAGATATCCATTTCTTTTTACTTTGGGCAACCACGCTTGGATATCCTCCTTTACACAATCGTATTCGTGGCATGCATCGATAAAGACTGCATCCAACGACTCGTCCTTGTAAGTCTTGGCTGCTTCCAAAGACTTCATTCTTACTGGAGTCACGATGTGCTTTACCTTAGAGATGTTGCTGAGAAACAGTTCATACAAAGTGTCGTTGAGAACATAA